GGCACGACGTGCACGGTCAAGCCGCAGTGCCAGTGCCAAGGGGCGGGGAAGACGTTTAAGGGAGTGGGGACGACGTGCGAATCGTTTAATGGCGCGTGCTGCGAAGATGGGCCTGTTGGAACGCCGCCAACGTGCAGCATTAAAAACGAGTGCGAGTGCGTTGGGGTTGGCAAGACGTTTATAGGCGTCGGTTCGACGTGCGCGACAGCATCCTGCTGTATTTCGTGCCAGTTTATTGAAGGATGCCCGGCACCGATGTGTATTCCGAAATACATCGTCGCATCGTTTTCCGCGACAACACAAGAGTACGTCGCTTTTATTTTTAACGAACTATGCCGCGTTCCATCGCTTACGGTTAGCGGCTCAATCACTCTGACCGGATATGTGAACGAAACATACCCGTGCGGATCCTACACTGGCACATACGAAGGAGCCCCAGCGTCGCCACTTAACGGCAGTGCCGTATATGCGCAAGTATCTTCATTGTTAAACACGGGGTTTTTGACAGTAAGAAAGAAAGCAATTTACGGAAGCTTGACGAATGGTGTCCGGTCGTTGTCCCTGTCCAACGATTGGCCGATCGTTCCGGCAAGCCAGTACATAGACTTTACTTTCCAAATCCCTCCTCCGGCAGCGACGACCGCTTTTCTTCAAAATGGCTCCAGCGGTTACTGCTACGGCGTTGGAACAGCACCGCTGTTGTGGGTGCAATACAGCCAGACTGCGGGAGAATTTCTGACTGACGCCGGAAGCATTTCCGTCACTTCGTCTTACGGCGCAGGAGTGCGGGTATTATGACATCGCTGGTTTGCGTGTTTCCGGTTGGTGGTCAGTCGTGCTCCGTCTGCGGCGACTATGCCCCGGACCCGTCGGTCCCACGCAACTGCGCTGGGCCTCGCGCAAACAATGGCCCGGCAGTCACCGCACCACCCGACCTCGCCCGCACCGACGCTCCCTCGTTCCTTGAGAAAATCCGCAACTTCGCCAGCGCCGCCGTCTCGCACGTCGCCGCAGGTATGCCGATGTGCGATGACGCCGAGATCATCAGGCGGCACGACATCTGCCTGACGTGCGAGCACCTGCGGGACAACGCCTGCCAACTGTGCGGCTGCCCTGTGGCACGGGCGGCGGGGTATGTCTCAAAGTTGAGTTGGGCCGACCAATCCTGTCCGGCGGGCAAGTGGGGTCCGATCGCTTGACGGCCCTGCCACGCTGGGTGCATGGGACGCGCCAAGCATCAGCCGCCGCAGCCACCAGCAGAGGCGGTGATCTTGCCGCCGGAGTTGGACGACGACGAAGAGCACGCCGGCGGCGGCATCCCAGACGATGACGGGTGGATCAACCTGCGCAAAAAGGAGGGAACTCGTGACGACGAAAAGCCGAAGCGGCGGGCTGCTCGAAGACGTCCGCAGAGAGATGTCTGAGGTGCGGCACGGGCCGTCCTGCTGGTGGGATCGAGTAGATCCCAAGCACCTCGACGAACTGCAAGCACTCAAGCAGGCGTGGCAGTCCGGCGAGCTTGGCACGCGGAAAAAGACGCTCGCCCGTTCGATCTCGAACAACATGCGTGCTCGTGGGATTTCCAACGTCGGCACGCAGGGGGTGCTTGCATGGCTCGAAAAAGCCTGAGCGACGATGTCGCAGCAGATGTGGCAGCTGCGTCACGCTTGGCGACTGACGCAGAGATTGCACGCCTACGCAGCGAACTGGCTGACGCAAAGGGACGCTACAAGGCGGCTCTGCAAGCCATCGACGCCGAGCGTGCGAGAGCCGACACAATCGCCGGGCTGACCGGCATCGAGGCTGTACGGCGGAATGGTGTACCAAAAACGGTACGCAAGAAACACGACGCCACGATGGTCGTCCTGCTCTCGGACATCCACGCCGAAGAGCGTGTCGATCCCGACACGGTGAACGGGCTGAACGACTACAGCCTGGACGTGTGCGACCAGCGGATGAGCGAACTCATGGAACGCTTCGCCGTGCTGCTTGAGCACGAGCGACGCCTGGCGAAGATCGACCGTGTCGTTGTCTGGCTCGGCGGCGACTTCATCAGTGGGCACATTCACGACGACACGGCAGAGCTTGCACAGTTGGCACCGCTCACGGCTACCCGATGGATTGGTGCCCGGCTGCGTGGATTTCTTGACGCCGTGTCAGAGAACGCCAAGGAAGTGATCGTCGCCACCAACAGCGGCAACCACGGGCGAAGCACCGAAAAGCTACGCATCGGCACGGAGCTAGAGCACTCGTTCGAGCAGAATCTTTACCTGACGATGGCTGCGGCAGAGAGCCGGAAAAACGTCCGCTGGCAGGTGGGCACCGGGTATCTGAACTATCTCGACCTTGACGGGTTCCTGATTCGCTTTCACCACGGCCACGCCATCAAGTACGGAGGCGGCATCGGCGGAATCACGATTCCGACCAACAAAGCTATCGCAGCGTGGGACGCCGTGAAGCGTGCGGACCTGACGTGCTTCGGGCACTGGCATCAGTTCCAGTGGTTGCGGGCTGGTCGCTACGTCGCCAACGGCAGCGTTATCGGGCACTCGGCATACGCCACGAGAATCAAGGCGGCATACGAGCCGCCGTGCCAAGCGTGCATCGTCATCGACCACGGACGCCACGAGGTGACGAAAGCCATGCCGATCTACTGCGACCGTGACCTGCGGACGCAGAAGGCTTGACGCATGGAATACGAATTGACGGACGAGTACATCGCCGAGGCACGCCAGCGAGCGTATCGCTATCAGGGGCAGTGGTGCGGCACATCGGGATCGCTGGCGGCGGATGTCGCTCGCCTTCTAATCGAAAGGAAAAAGATGCAAGGATTTATTACAGATCTCGAAAACTCCAATGCTGCACTGCGTGACGCTGTAGAGACTCGCCTTGCCGGCGGATGCTGCGACGGTGGCAAGTGCCACGCCAAGGAAGACGCGCCAGAGCGGTGGCGTGAGATTACGCAGGCGAGCGCCGAGAAGTACTACGCCGAGCGTGAGGAGCAGATCCCGGCGGATTGGATCTTGCAAGGACAGCGAGAGATGGAAGCGGCACCGGACGACATCCGGTGGAGCGGCGACAGCATCCTTGCCAAACAGAGCGACGACATCCGGCCAGGCACTACAGCCAAGTTTGGCACGGGTGCCGTACGCTCGTCCGACGTTGAGCAGTTTCGGTATGACCTTGTCTCTCCAATCGGTCTGCGAGAAGTCGCCCGTGCGTGCGCCGAGGGCGCTGAGAAGTACGGCGATTGGAACTGGGAGAAGGGCATGCCCGTGCATGACCTGCTGAACCACGTCATCGCACACATCTACAAGTTCCTCGGCGGCGACAGAAGCGAGCCGCACCTCGGGCACGCTGCGTGGGGAATGCTGGCTGCAATCCACTCGCAGGAGCTTTGGCCGCACCTCAACGACGGAAAGCTGCGTGGCGACGGCTGCAAGGCACCGGACGCTGAACGCTTGTGATCCTGCCTTGTGGGGGATATAAATAGCGAGTCCCGGCGAGTGCTTCAACATTCGCCAGGACTCTGACCACCACGCCTACGCAAATAGGAGAGTTGGCTATGTCTGACTGTAACAAGTCGTCAAAGCGGCGCGCAAATGAAACGCCGCAGCAACGAGAAAAGCGACTTGCGTATCACAGAGAGTGGATGCGTCGCTTTCGATTGGCGCACCCTGAAAAGTCCAAGCAACCCAACGCTGCATGGCGAGAGCGAAATGCAGTCCTAGTAAGAGAGAAGTCCAGGGCGCGATATTTGGCGAAACGAGACGAAATCATTGCGCGGGTGTGCGCTTACGCAAAGCGAAATCGTGAAAAGATCAACGCAAGAAATCGCGCTCGCGTGGCGGAAGATCCCGCTAAAGCCCGCGACTTGCAGAGAGCCACCTATCTAAGATGCAGAGAAAACGATAAGGCGAGAAGGGGCGCGAAGAGACGCGAACTGGCTGCGTACATGAGACACAAGCGGGCATCCGATCCGTGTTTTCTTGTTGCCGACAGACTTCGCCGCAGAATCAACGGTGCTCTTTCTCGCCAGTCTGCTGGTAAATGTGCCGGGCTGGTGGATGTTGCTGGCTGCTCGCTCGCTGACCTTGTGTCGCACATCACGCGACAATTTGTTGACGGCATGTCTTGGGAAAACAGGTCTCTTTGGCACATTGACCACATAATTCCATGCAGCGCCTTTAACTTGACTGATCCAGAGCAACAGCGTGTCGCATTTCATTACACCAACCTTCGCCCGGCATGGTCGGCGGACAATTTGCGAAAGCAAGCAAAAATCCCAGGCGGTCAGTTGCAGTTGTTTTGGGACGAATCCCACGTTTCTAGGGCTGCCGGGCGGCTAGCAAGCCGAGCCAGTCACACCCGGTCACTGTAGCCGCCTAGCCGCCCTAGTCTGGCGGCATGGTCACTGACGCACCGCTTGCTGCCGCACACCCTTTCCTCGACATCGAGCACAAGGTGAGTGCGTTCCTGACCACCTCTAAAGTGCTTGCCCGTGACGGTCTGACGTGGAGTGAGTTCGGCTCTCTGCTGGTCGCTTTGCTGCGGCTGTGTGTCGAGACGCTGGACGCCACGACGTCGATCTCCGGGCCGGAGAAGAAGGCTATCGCACTCGCTGCGGTAGCGTCGCTCTTCGACATGATTGCCGTGTCGTGCCTGCCGCTCGTGGCGTGGCCGTTCTGGGCGGTCCTGCGTCCTGCCCTGCGGGCGTTCGTTCTCGCCCTGGCATCTGGTGCCATTGAATCCTTACTGCCTCTTGTGAGGGCTTCAGCGTGATCACAGCTCTACTCGTGGCGTTCGCCGTCTATCTGCTCGCCGGTCAGCAGATCACCGAGAAGGCGAAGGCGTTCATCGCTACGGCGAAGATGCCGACGATCGACGGCAAGCACGTCGCCGTGTTGGCGTTGCTCGTGGCTGCGGCGATTGCGTTCATGCCGAGCCGCTCGAACACGCCGACGCCTGCACCGGCACCAGTGCCGCCGGATGCGTTTACGCTGCGTGGCAAGTTCGTTGGGCCGCAGGCGGCAAGCGACGCCGCTACGCTTTCGGCTCTGTGCGACGAACTGGCTTCGTGCATCGAGTACGACGGCACGCACGACCAACGTCTCAAGACGGGCGTCGCCTTTGACGAGTTGCGTATCGCAGCCCGTGAGGCTCGCTGCAAGGGCGACAGTATCGGTGCTCGCCAGCCGCACGTCAGGGATGCCGTGCACAAGTTCTTAGACGACGCCGTTGGTGCTTCCGGCGGTCCTGTGACGCCAGAAAGTAGGGCGGCGTGGGTGTCGGCACTTCGTGACCTTGCGAGGGCTGCTGCCGATGTCACGAAGTAGCCGCTGGTCTATCGGTGCTGTCGGATTCGTCGTCGTCATGGCGATTTTGGGTGCGCTCGTGGAGCGTGCCACGCACCGTGTTGTCGCACGGATTGACGGGCAGTTCGGGTATACGCCAGACCCAGAGGGTACGCGGCAGTTTCTCGCCACGCTCGGCGACGAGAAGTTCTTCAGCCAGGCGGGTGCCGAGGCGATGAAGGAAGCCAAAGGCGTCGATGTATTTCTGTATCGGCAACTAGATGCCGCCCATCGGGCACGCTACGGCAAGCCGTTTGTAGTTGGCAGGCAACAAATCGGCGATTGTGTCAGCTGGGGAGCAGCTCATGCGGTAGCGATTTCTGAGGCTGTCTCATTTTCGCTTGGCAAACTTCCAGAGCCGCCGCTGATGCCGGCGACGGAAGCGTTGTACGGCGGTGCTCGTGTCGAAGCGAGAGGCAAGCCGGGCGACGGTGCCCAGCCTTACGGCGGATTCTCAGACGGTGCCACGGGATTCGGTGCCGCAAAGTTCTTGCGTGAGTTTGGCGTGGTCTATCGCCAGAAGTATCCGTCTGCGGATCTCACGGAGTATTCCGGCGAGCGTGCGAAGCAGTATGGCGCGTACGGCTGCGGCGGGCAGA